TGGTATCAATCTTCAGGGCCTCTACCTGAGATCCAGTCTTGAAAGAGATGTAGTCTGAAGTCCCAGCTGCTGCCGTACTTAGTAGTGTCAGATTCGATGCCGGAAGGCTTCCCCCAAATATCTCGGAGGTTTTATTCATTAGAAGAACTCACCTAGTTCATAGGTGATATTATAGCCGTTCATCTGCACGGTAACGGCTGAAGTCGTATTCGTTGACTGCTTGAAATGCAGCGAGGCGCACTGGCCTATTCCGAAAACTGAGTGCCAGTCGGCATCCGCCCTGCTGTCGGTGGCGTAAAGAGCAGTATCATAAACCGAACCAGAATCGTCGTAGATGGCATCTGCGGTGGTGACCGAAGATGGCGTTCCGAGAACTGCGTTGTCCTTGAAGTCCGTGCTGATACCATGCGCCGGGTTGGTCGATTGGCTGGTCGTGATTAGCGTCTGGACCGCCGTGAACCGCTTCTGATAACCAGGCTGCCCGAAGTAGTTATATGCCGTCTGTCCAGTCGCCGTTATCGTGCTGGAACCGTCCTTGCCACCGGTCCACATCTTATAGAGAATGCCGATGTTGGAGCCGCCGTACAGATTGTCCTGGAACACCGCAAAAGTGTTCATGTTCCAGCCGGTGAATTTACACCACGCACCCGTCAGGGTATTCATAACAGCCTGCACAGCAGAACTGTTCTCCGCTGTCGGGATGTTCAGGATTGCAGCGGTGCCAAGCGGAAAGGGCGTCAACTCCCAACCAAATTTTGATTTATGACTCTGCGCGTAGGCATTGATGGCGTTGTTGATGCGCAAGGTCAGCGCAATCCCCGCCTCCGCTGCCGTATCCTGCGTGAGTGCCTTTGAAAGAGGAAGCACACCGCCAAGCGTAACAACAGCAATATCACCGGCAACGCGAGTAAAGCAGCGACGGCCAATCGGTGGCGGAATTTCATAGACGCCGACCAGTTCAAAGTCGGTGGCCGGATTGGTGCCTTGATAGACAGCCACTTGGCCGCGCGAAGATATAAAGACGGCCAGATCATCCGCACCGGAGCCGCCGTCGCGCGTCCATGTCGCCATCGCCATAAGGCGACCGCCCCTGCCCATGACGGAGCCGAGCGGAAACTTGGTGGCAGCCCCGGCAATCGAATCGAGCGGCAAATAGGCCGCGTCCATCGAGTTGTTGAGGCAAACCCAGATGTATTTCTTGAATACGTTGACGTTGACAATATCGGTATCTGTTACGCCCGTGATCGAAGGCTGCGCCCATCCACCCGACGAGTCATACTGATAGGGCTTGTCTACGCCATTACAGGCCCAGAGATAGGCGGTCCCCGCCGAGGTAGTGTAGTTGACGTACTGCCACCGGGCATTAGTAACAGTCTTGGTCGTATCAGTCGCAGCACCAGCTGATGTGCAGTCGTAGATCGAGGTGCCGGCAACGGCGAACATCTTGTCGTTAGACGCGCTAAGCGCATTGTAGATAAGAATGCTCTGAACCGGAGTGGTTGAACCCATGCCAGTCGCATGAGAGGCATAGCCCCGCCTGATTTCCACATAACCCGGTTGAGGAAACCAGTTCTCAAGCTTGACAGCCCGCGTGGGCTTCATGCTGGCAAGGGGAGAAATTGCGTCCCAGCCCTCAACCGGAGGGGGGCCGCTCTTACCCTGTGCCTTGCGCTGACGGGCCGGATTCGACCGGAGAGCCTGAAGCATTTAGAGCGACCACGAACCTTCCGGGACAATCGGAAAGCGAGCCGCCCTTGGATTTGAGCGCCTGCCGAAGTTAAGTCGCCTCTTGCCTCCATCCCTTGAGAACCTGTCTGCTACGGCAATCTCATAAGTGCGAAATGCCTCCGCGTAGTCGAAGCCCTTGGCCTTTAGAAACCGCCATTCGATCCCCAGTGTCATCAGTTCTTCATCGAGGATGCCGGTATCGGTGTCGGAGGCCCATGAAGCCTGATCGGTACCGCCCGAGCTTTCGCACCAATTGCGGCTGATATACTCATAGGCATAGGTGTCAGTGCCATTCGGTGTCGGCGTGATGAGGATCGAGTTGCCGCGCTGCCGGTAATACTCAGGCACTACGGCATTGGCGACTGTCGCCTGGATCTGCTGCCAGTCCTGCGAGGAGATCGGGCCATGCACTGGTCGCCGCTGCGTGCGATTGAAAAAGCTCTCATCCACAAAGCGATCAAAGTCAGTCGGTATCGCACCCGTCTGCGTAGCCCCGGCCGTCGAGGTAAAGGTTTTTTCGGTGGTCAGCACTTGCCACGGATGCTTGCGCATCAGCGACTTACCCTCCTCCTGCGCCATCGCGACAAGCTGAATTATGTTCTGGTCAGTAGATGTGTAGGCAGTGGTTGGGCTATTCAGTCCAAGACGCTTTGCTGCGTCCTGGATAATGGTAAGAAACGAAATGGTAGCCTCCTATTGGATGGCCTCTTGATCCGTCTTGCGCGGCCTGCCGGGCCGACGCTTGATCGTCTCATCATCTTTTTTAATTGAGTGCTGTTCGATCAGTGATTTAAGTTCACCGATTTCCCTGCGAAGGGATTCATTCTCGTCCCTGACCTTGGCAATCTCCGCAGAGACTTTCGCGGTGCTGGTCTGAGCTTCGAGAAATGCCTTGGCCCTTCTAGCCTTCTCGCGGATATTGGGAACATTGAGCTTGATGAGCAGGTGTTCTTCCGTCGCCGCAAAGTCCTCAACCGAGCGGATGCCGACCTGATTGAGAACCTTCACTAGCCCTGCATCGGCAATCCACGACTCAAGCGCAGTGCCGGTAACTGGCGCTGTTTCGCCCTTCTTCCAGTTGTCGTAGAATGGGCCCAGAACCCTTAGAAGCAGTTGGTCGCGCTGCACGTCCTTCCATCGCATGGGGACGACCTGCGGAGTAATCATTCCGCGTTTGGCAACATCAACCCATTCTATTTGTTCCTGCTTGCCGTCTTTCTCTCGATACTTGTAATAGAATTGCTGCGGGTAAACCTGCGGTAGCCTATCCTGCGCTTCCTGATGCGCGATGGCGGCGGTGGGATCGAGAAATGTCAAGCAGACTTCTCCTTGTTGTTCATGGATTGGAGCAAACCATCGCCATGAAGGTTAAAAATACAGTCACCGTGAACCCTTTTGCAGTGCTGGAATTGGTCTGCATACATCAGGAATGGGACAGAGGTTCTAAACTTCCTGCCTGCATAGGGCAGTTCGATAACATCGGCCCTGCGCGGACCATGATGCTGACCAGCCCAGCCCCCGAATTTGTCATCGAAGGAAGAGTCCATCCCGAAGATTTCAAAATTACGGAAGCCTGTCGCTATGAACAGCTCTAAAGCTCTGAGTCCCGCACTCGATCCTCCGGGTACAAACCACGCCGCCGTTTCTCGCTGGCGGATAAATTTGATTTCCTCCAGCGACTGCTCTGCGTGCCAGAGCGACGGATTGCGCACCTTTGCAACAAGGTCTGGGGAGACGCAGGACGCAAGCCAAAAGAGAGTATCCCCAGGATCGTTGACGTGACGCGCCTTATGAGGCCTCCAATCAAATTCCACATGATGTGTCGGGGTAATCCCCCTTCCTCTCAGGAAGTCATGCGCACCGGAAACAGTCACAATGGGATAGGTATCGTCAATCAGTTCCCAGGTGCGCCGCAATGAGGGACCAAAACAAACAATCTGAATAGGATCGCTGACGCTTACTGAGGCCGGCCAAAGCCTGTTCTTGTTAGCCTCGATATTGGCTGCAATGTTAGTAAGCCGATCGGTATAGCTCGCGGCGCCATTGCTCAGCATAGGGGGCGTCCTCATAGCCCGAAAACCACGGGCCACCTTGAGTCCAGTGAATGTTGTGCAGCGGAAACGGCTCCGGTTGTTCCCCCACCAACCAATTCCAGCCGGGATCTAGTGTCCCTATCTCGTCGTCCTTAAGCCAGCAAAAACGATGAAGATCGCGGCCGGGCAGTGTGTTCACCATCTCAACTGTCAAATCCTTATTCGCCGGATGATTGCAGTTGAACGCCATGAAGGACGACCAGTTCTTGCGTGAATAGTTGGTCTGAACCTGACCATCCATCTTCACACCGCTCTTCGGCGTATAATTATGCTTCACGCAGGCTACTGCGTATTTGTCGTATTCCTTCTCAAGTTGGTCAAAGAGCCGTCTGGGGCTGGACCGCCACATCATGTCGCAGTCCATGAACAGCGCCCAACCAGAGGATGCTAGGTGCGGTGTCAGGAAACGAGAAATCGCGAACTCCGTTGCCATCGGAGCCCCGCTGATAGTATCCCAAAGCTTTCCGTCCCTGTGCTCTGTCTTTCTCCAGTAAAGCCCGCGCTCTCGCATTTCATCGAGAATGATGGGCCTTACTGGAATGTGAAAGGCAGCTACTTGGGAATTGTCGATCGAACTCCTGCAAACGGCATATGCTGAATACTCACGCGCATCAAACCCGATCCAAATTGACCCCATTCCTCAATCTTTCCGAAAGCTCCCCCCAAGCTCTCTCTATATTTTCGTAATCATCATTTTCCCAGATCATCCGCTGCGTAGGCAGCGACCAGGGAAATTGACCGCCAATGTCTATTTTTTGCCGACGCCAATAACGCTCCTGCCCCGCGCCATAAGCGGGCTCCTGCGGACATAACGGCTTGAACGAAAGCCACGGAATGTCGCTATAGAGCGGAATCATCATCGGCCCATTCGCGACATGCAGGCAGGCTTTCGCCTGAAACATCAGAGCCGCCCTAAATAGCAAGTCCCGTGATGCTCTTGGACTTGTCTCAAAGCCATCTATCGGTTCATCTGCCGTCTTGGTGTCGCGCACAAAGATGACATCCTCGCCGCATGTGCCGGCGAACTGCTTCCATGCCTCAAGGTTGCTGTTTCTGCCTTTCCAGTATCGGCACTCCCGAAGCGTGATGACCAGCGGCTTCCGGCCGCCCAACCAGTGCCTGACTTCCTCCATTGATTCGCTTGGAACGGTCCACCTCGGGATTTTCTTTCCCTCGCGGGCCGCAAGCACAGCCACAATGTAATGCTGGCTCGGATAGTTTAGTGGCACCTCGCCCTGCACACGCTCTGCCCCTATCAACTTTATGCCGGGGATCATCACTTTCTTGAACAGGGCGTGACTCTCGATCACGTCACGGCCGCGTGGACGAATGCGATAAGGCGCTATCCGTATTTCAACAGTCAGCTTACTTCCGGCCGGCTTGGACAGTTCGGCATTAATCAGAAATTGAAGAAATTGCCATGATGCGGAATTTTGCCCGAGATCGAAGGTGGCGCACCAATTCATCACGCCGCCCGATAAATAGGTTCCATATTGGCCCGGTACATTTCCTGCAATAACCCGTCGCCATGCAGGAACAACTCCAGCCTATCGTTCGTCCCCTCGATAAATGGATCACCGTTATACCTGGCAACCTGGTTGAGCGCCCTGACAACATACATAAAACCTTTGGCTACAAAGACCAGCGTGCCGCTCGACTTGAACCACCTGTCGCCAA